CCGAAAGTCGCCGTTTCCCGCGTATTTCAAGGGTTTTCCCGCCGTCTCCCCCCTCATCCCGCCCTATCCCGCATTTCTCAAATATCCTGTCTCCCCACACCCGCGCCGGATTCACCCCACGCGCACCTTTCCCCTTGCCATTCCCTCCCGCCGGTGCTATACTGGTTCCATCAAATACAAGGAGGCTTCCCCATGCTCGACGAAAAAGATATTGAGAAAATCCAATCCATGATCGACCAGGCCAAAGACGACATGCTCAAGCAGTCCGCAGCCAACACCCGCGTCATCATCGAGAGCAGCGTCATGAAGAAGCTGGACCTCCTGATCGAAGGCCAGCAGGCCCTCCGTGAGACGCTCGCACCGAAGAGCCGCGTCGAAGAACTCGAAGAAGAGGTCTCCTTCCTCAAATCCGTCGTCCACCTGCACAGCCAGCGCCTCGCGGAGCTGGAAAAAGCGCAGTAACTCCAAAACCGAAGGCCGGGGCATCCGCCCCGGCCTTCTTGTTTTACTTGTCCTTCTTCTCCTTTGCGGCATCCTTCACCCATTTGTCGATATCCTTGGATTTCTCCTTCCGGTTGAATCCCAGCGCCGCATAGATCTCGAGCAGCTTCTGCTTGAGCTTTCTCCGCTTCTCCGGCGTCGCGGCAAGGTACTGCTCCTTGTATGCCGTCGTGACCTCCCTGCTGAGATCCTTTGCTTCCTTCCCGTGCTCGAGGTATTCCCTCGCCGCCTCCTTGACGTCTCCTCCCGCCTCGATTGCGTTCAGGAAATCATCGTACATCTTGTAGTCCTTGTCGTCCGCCTTCCGGATCCACTCGCGGTACTTCCAGTATGCGTCGTCCTCGTTCTTGGCCCAGTCGTTAGCGACCATCCGCTGGATGGCCTTCTCCTGCGTCACCGTCCCGGCGACCGCCGCGTCGCGCAGCTCGTCCCGGTTGTGGTTGTCCTCGGCCTCTGCGAGGTACTTCTTCATGAAGTCGATCTTGCCCTGCTCGTCGAGCTTGTCCATCTCCTTCTGCTGGTCCTCGTTGGCGAACACCTGATAGAAATACGCCGTCTTTGCCGTATCGCTGATGCTGTAGCTCTTGAGCAGCATCTTCTTGTCGTATTCCTTCTCGACGTTTTTGATCGCCTGCACGAACGTGTAGGTCTTCCTCTGGTCCTCGCCTCCCTCCGTGATCGCCTGATAGGCTTTCGTCTCCTTGACGGACAAAGACTTGAATCCATTTTCGATCCAGTCCTGCGCCTCCTGCGTCGCCGTCCTGCCGAACAGCACGCCCTGCGCCAGCTTCAGCGGCACATCGCCCGGCCGGTCTGTGTACGTCGGATATTGCAGCTGCTGCTCGCCCTCGTTGTTGAGCTTGTATTTGCCGCCGTTCACCACGGACATGATGCCCTGCAGGCTCTTTCGTGCCTGTCCGCCTCCCATCGGCAGCGCCGCATACGACAGCGGCTTCGAAAGCTCGTCTACCAGCACCTGAGCTTTCTTCTTCGTCGCCATGTCCTCTTTGCTCGACAGCAGCGCCTTGTTGACCTTCTCCATATCCGGGAACGCCGAGATGACCGCAATGCGGTTGCCCTGCAGGTCAAGACCTATCGCCTCGTCCAGCCCCGTCATTGCCAGCAGCTGCGTGTTCGGCAGCTCGTCGACCACGCGGCTCGCAAAGCCCTTCCATACTTCCTCCGGCGTCTTCTTCTCCGTCGTATAATCCCAGTTCTTCGGGTTCACGCCGTACTCGGCCATCGCCTGCCACGTGTTCGGCACCTTGTACCCCGACACGTCGCCGACCGTATCGTTCAGCATGTCCAGCGGGTCCAGCGCCGGCCGCCTGCCAAGGATTGCTTCTGCCGCCTCATTATAGAGCCATGCGCCGATGAGGAATTTCAGCAGCGCCTTCGCCAGAGCCAGAACGCCCTTCTTCCGCTCCTCCTGCGCCATGTCCTTGAAGATCCAACTCAATTCGTTGTTGACCTCCAGCTGGAACTGCGTGAACATCTTCACGATAGGGCTGCGCACCGTGTACATGAGCGGCGTCGCGCCCTTGCTGCGGTCTGCCATGATGCCAGACGCGAACTGGTCGGCTTCCTCCAGCGCGCTCTGCTGCGACATGCCGCGCTGCATGTTCTCGATCACCCGTGCCCGGACGATGGACCCCGTCGTAAATCCATCGATCTTCTCCATCACCCATCCCGCGATCTCAGACGCCTTATCCATGCTTGACTGTGAAAGTCCGTGATACCCGCTCCGGTTGTTGATGAAGACCGACTGCTGGTCCAGCCCGTCCGCCTGCACGTAGTTCGCCAGCGTGTACCACATGCCCTTCATCATATTGACCGTGCTCGTCTGCGCCCACGCCTGCGTCAGTGGGATAAAGTTTGTGACCGCCGAGCCGATATTCGCCGCGACCATGTTCGCGCCCACGCGCTGCTGGGCCTTCCGCATGAAGTTATAGATTTTCTGCGGGATGATCTCTTCCAGCTTCCTGTCAAGATCCGTGCGCTTCCCGGCCAGCACATTCGTGTACTGTGTCAGCCATGCCGCCATGTGCGACATTCGCGTCCGCCCATTCTTCGAAAGCTCATCGATCAGCTGCTGCTTCTGGTCCGGGTCAAGCGCATTATTTGCCTTGATCGCGTCCATCTGCCGTCGGATGCCTTCGTCGCTCGCGCGGTAGCGGATCTGCGTCTCCAGTGCCCGCATGCGCTGCACATCCTCCGTGTGGAAGATCACGTCGCTCGCCGTATCCAGATACAGATCAAGTCCTTTGATCGCATTGTACGCCGTCGCGTAGCCCAGCCGTTCGTTTGCATTCTTGAAATACCGGATGCCCGGCCGGAATCTGGACGTCAGCCCGTTGATCGTCGTCGGCAGCGGTGAGACCGTCCCGGTGAAGCCCAGCTCCCGCCCAAACCTCGCAAGGATGCTCTCCTCATTTTCCGTGAAGTGCGGGAAGTAGCCGCGCCGGTAGGAGACCGGGTCATAGCCGAACTGCACGCGCACCTGGTTTATCATGTCGAGCAGCTCATCATAGATCTTATGAAACTCCGTGATCGCCTTGTCGATCTTTGCGAAGTCCATGTTCGGGTTATCCGCTTTCAGCTCCTGAATGACAGCCAGCCATTCTTCATAGGTCTTGCCGTCCTTCTTCGCCTCCGCGTCCTGCCCCTTCAGCATCTCCGCGTTCTCCTGTGCCTCGCCCAGCAGCTGCACGGCGTAAGCCTCGGAGTCTGCGTTCCCTCTCATGACCTTCTCGCTGATATCCATCTTCTTGACCCGCTCCTGAATTTCAAGGATGAAGTTCTTCCGTGCACTCTCGTTCTGCTTGATCTTGTAGATATACTTGTTATTGAACTCCTTTGCCAGCACATCGCCGCCCGGGATCTTCCGCATCACGTCCGCGAAGTTTCGTTCCGGCGTCTCCGTGTTGTAGCCCCAGCCGGACCCCTTGTCGGCCCACTGGTCAAACTTCGCTGCGTCCAGATCCGCGTCCACCTCGTCAAGCATCCGCTGCTTGTTCTGCATGCGCCATGCCCGCAGCGTCAGCATCCGCGCGTCATACGCCGCTTTCGCCTCATAGACGTCCAGAATGCCCTTGCTGTTTTTCATCTTCCGCACGGCTTCCTCGCTGATATCTCCGCGCAGCAGCGCGCCGACGATCTTCTGGTCTTCCGCCGTCAGCAGGTTCTTGTTCATAACATACTGCACACGCCCACGGAGCTTCTTGACCTCCTTGCTGAGTTCCAGTGCTTCTCCTGCCGACTGCGGGATCGCCAGCCCCAGCAGGTCCTTCGCCTTCTTCTGCCGGTCGAGATACCGCTGCGTGACCCGCAGATCTGCGGCAAATTCCTTGACCGCATTCCTCGCGTCATTTTTCGCCCAGTCCAGCCGCGCATTCGTCGCTCTGGCCTCGAACACATTCTGCTTGACCTTGCTGACCTCTGCCGCGTCCACGCCCTTGTAGCCCTCGATCCATTCGCGCGTCTTCCGGATTCCTTCGGCGACCTTGTAGATCTGCATGATCTGTGCGCCCGCCGTTTTGTTGCTCGCCGGGAACAGCTGCGGTGCCTTCTTGTGGAGCGTCCAGTAAACGTCACGCACCGGCATTCCGTCGTCCCTGATTTGCAGGCTCTTCGCCGCCTGCTGCCGGAACTGATTCCAGTATCGGATATCCTCTTTGTCCTGCGCCGGAATGGAGATCTTCTGATTCTCGATGAATTTCAGGACTCCCTTGTACTCCTCATAGTACGACCGGTTTTCCTCCATGCTGATCTCCGCCGCCGCGTCGACCAAATCGCCCACCAGCTTATTGTCCAGCTCGCCGGTCTGCAAAAACTTCCGCACGATCTGCTCCGTGAACGGCTGCAGCGTCTCCCGCTTCGCCTCCGGCGAAACGCCGAAGCTCCCCGCGATCTTCGCCAGCAGGAAGTTTTCCGCCCGCCTGGTGTACTGCGCCGCCTTCTCCCCCATCAGATCCCGATACCGCCCGTCCTGCGAAGAATACCGGATATCCGGGTTCGTTAGGCTGAAACTTCCGTTGTTTGCAACCGCGGACTTCACCTGCGCAGAATCAAACACAGCCCATGCCTTCACGCCGTTCTCAACCGCCTGAACCCCGTCGTATCCATGCCGTTTCAGCATCTCTACCATCCCCGGCGTATTGATCACCTGCCACATGAGCTCCGGCTTCCCCGCCTGTTCCCATACGGCTTGCAGTTCGCTAGGTCTGATCTGTAACCGCTTCGCAAGATCCACATAATTCCCGCTGTATCCGCCGTCAGTGTTTCCAACATCCGCCGGATTCTCCACGCGAATATATGCCGGGATAATACGATCGACGTTCCCTGCGTAGATCGATGCCTCCGGCAGAATTCGCTCAACGCTGCGCGTCGCAGTGGAGTATTCTTCCGCGTACTTGATGTTTGCAGTCAGCCAGATCGGTTTCCCGCCTACATCAAACTTTGTAAATTTCGCTCCGGCACCGTGGAACACCAGCAGTGGCTCGCCTGTCGTGTTCGTTGCCTTGCTGTCTGCGAACCAATCCCGGAACGCTGCCGTCTGCGTCTTCTCCCGCTCATCAATCAGTTTCTGCATGAGCCTCGGATTCCGCAGGAAAACGGCGTCCTTAAACACACCGCGCCCGCTCCCATCGTCCAGCATCACAGAGACGGTCTCAAGGTTCTGTTTATCCCGCTCCGACGCCTGCCGCGCGCTGGCAGAAGAATACCGGATATCTGGGTTTGTCTTGTCGAACGTCCCGATGTTATCCGTCGCGGATTTGATCTGTGTGGAATCAAATACAACATAGAATTTGTCGTAAGCCAGATCTTCTTTGCTTCCATCATATTCAAAAATCACGCCGTCGTGCCCATGTTCTTTGGCGTAGCGAATAAACGGTGCTTCTGCAATGTTATCCGTGAATTGTTCCGGGGGCAATTTCACCGTGTACGGATTCTTCATCTTGAGATAGGCTTCAATGATACGGTTTCCCCTGCGTTCATCTGCCATGCTCTCCGCATAATCCCTGCTTTCACTGAAGAAGTACGCTCCGTTCTCCTGCTGGAAAGTATTAAATTCCGCATTCGTTCCGTGGTACACCACTTTCGGTGTTCCGTCCTCATTGACAACCTTGCTCGCGTTTTCCGGGTGGTTCTGCCAGTCGCCGAACCAGCGCTTAAACTGTTGCGATTGTGTTACATTATTTAACTTTGGCTTGACAGTCGACCCCGCATCCCTTATACTGGCTACGAAGCCGTTGTCAGTATCGGGCATCTTGGGCATTGGGACCCTTGCCACCTGATACAAAGCAGCGGCTTTTACTTTGTCCACATAGAACAATGTTGTTTCGCCGTTATTGGATTTCTCAATCGCGTTTGTGAGCAGTCCCGTCACCGCATTCTTCTTTTCATAAATGCTGGTAACGGCATTGCTGTCAATGACAATCGAATTCTGTCTGCCGAACCCGTCAATGTACACCGGAATAATCACAGTTTTGGCGTCCTTGATGAACGGCAGCAGCGCAACGACGCCTGTTCCTCTCTGTGATTCAGATGCGATGATCGCGACCGGGCTTTTCATCGCACGCGGGAGCTGCTTCAACATCGGTTCCCCAATGTGATGCTCCTCATCTTTTGTGCCATTGAGTGCGTAGTCCACATGCGTCTGATTGATCGTGACCGGCAGCGCATTAAAGCCCACCTTCTGAAATACTTCCGGTGTCGGCCCGACCACCAGCGTATCATTTTTTTCGATTTTCCCGGCTTTCCAGTCGTCCACCTGTTCTGCAAACGGCTTTGTGAAATCATACTTTTCTGCTTTTGATGCAGACATCTTCGCCGGCGGCGCTCTCGCGCTGCCGGTTTTTTTCTGCCACTGGCCGACCTCCATCTTCACGTCCGCGCGCAGCTTGTTCGTGCCGTAGTCCGTGCGGTTCATGCCGGCGTAGGTATCCGCGACGATCTCCTCGACGTAGGCGTCCGTGTCGTCACCGTAGATCCCGGCGTAGGCGTCCACGTAGCTTTCGATCATTGCCTTTGTGATCTTGCCCTCGCCCAGCAGCCGCTTCTGGATCTTCGCCGCCATCTCCGGCCAGCGCTTGACAAGCAGGTGATATCCCTCGTGCTTCGCCAGCTCGAACGCAGAATACTCCTCGCTGTCTGCCCGGATGAGCACGGAGCCATCCTCCGTCACGGCAGCGTCCGCATAAAACGTCTGCCCGTCGATCTCCTGCGTCAGCTGCCCGGTGAAGAACCGCACATTCTGTACACCCATCGACCGTAAGAACTTTTCCGCCGCCTGTATATCCTCGCTTCTGGTCTCTTGTCCCTTCGGCATGACGCGCACTTTTTGCGCATTGTTCTCTCCGAAACCGAGATCCGAAAGCGTTACTTCATCCCAAGCTTTTGCGAGATCTCTTGCACCCTGCGCTCTCTTTCTTCCGGCGTCAGCTCTTTGCTGCTGTGCTGTGCTTTGGCGAATGCCTCCAGCTTGTCCTTCGGCACGCTGACCAGCCTGCCCGACTTGTCCTTCATCAGTAGTCTCGATACTGCCATTGTTTACCCCTTTCTGCCCTGCGGCAAGGCCCGCTCGATAGGCGGCTGCCGCCACGTCCTGATTCATTCCTTCGGCGTAGCGCATCGCCCGCTGCTCACTCGCGCCGAGTCTGCCCTGCTCATAGACCTGCCCGAAGCTCTGCGCATACTGCTCCGCCGGCATGCCCGTCGTGTTCCCGTTCAGGAAATACGCCGCCGTCTGCTCGTCGTAGCCTGCTCTCTGTGCCTGCGTCTGCAGATACTGTTCCTCCTGCTGCAGCGCGGCTTCATCGAGCGCCTGCTCCGCGTCCGCCTTCTGCCGCTGGGCATACTGTACCGGATCCAGCTCTCCCATGTTCTCTGTCCCCGGAATTGGCGCAAATAAGCTGTCCTGGTCGTACTGCCGCTGCGCCGCCTGCTGGGCCTGCTGAACGGCCTGTACAGACTGTTGTGCGCGGCTCTGTTCCTGCTCCTGCTGATATTGCTGTGTAAGCCTCTGGTTTTCCTGTGCCGTCTCCGCAGCGCTCTTGTAGATCTGGAATGTCTTCTCGTCCGCCTCGGCCTGCGCCTGCTCCTGCCGGGCCTGTTCCTGCAGCTGCTCAAGCCGGGTCAGCGTCTCCGGCACGCGCGGCTCCTGCCCTTCGTCCACGGCCGCCTGCTGCTCCTTCGCCACCTCACGCAGCGTGTTCTCCACGGCCTTCTGCGTCACCTCGCCGCCATCGTCCACGGTCTGCTGCAGTTCCTCGGCCAGCTGGTGCGCCTTCGTGCCCTCTTCCTGCGCCATGCCATAGTCGATGACGTCCTGCACTTCGCCCGCCTCGATGACCGCTCTGGCCGTCTGCGTGACGTTTGCCTCCAAAATCACGCGGTTCACGCCCGCATACGTCCCGGACATGGCAAGGCCGGACAGGCCGCCCGCGAGGAACGAAAGGCTGTCTTCTTTTGCGAAGTCTCCAACCATCGCCGCCAGCGCCTGCGCCGGCGTCCTGCCCTCTGCGATATAATTTGCGTAGGCCGTCATGACCTCACCCCGGTCATGCTTCGCCACCACGTCATACGCACGGTTTAGCCAGTTGGACGCGATCTCTTCCGCGCCTTCCGACGCGAACGACCGCAGTGCCTTCCTCCACACGGCCTTCCCGCTCAACATGTTCTCGATGATATCGCCCACAGAATACTTTTCCGTGAAGCCCTCGATCGCGCCCTCGACGATACCGTCGACCAGCGCGTCCGCGTTGGACTTGCCGCTCTGGATCCCCTCATACACGGAATCCGCCGCGACCTGCGAGCCCATCACCCAGTTCATGGTCTCCGCGATCGCGTCCTTCGCGCCAGCCCCGGCCGCACCGCCGACCGTCCCGACGAGCCCCGTCGAGACCGCCATGTTGACCGCGCTGTCCAGTGCCGACGTGCCCGCCTGATAGAGGAACTGCCCCGTCGGGTTCATATTCTGCATCACGCTCTGCCGAATGCCGGAGGACAGGCGCGACGCGTTGTACGCTGGGCTGTAGATGTTCGTCGGCATATCCTCATTTTGATATCCGCCCGCCCACTTCGGCAATACGCCGCGCAGCGACTCCACATTGCCCAGTGCCTTCCCCGGCGCCAGCGCCGCAGAGAACAGCGTTGCCGCAGCTTTTCCCGCAAAGGATCCGCTTCCCATCTCCTGCGCCGCCTGGTCGAGCTTCTGCGCGTTGTCGTAGTCGTCCAGCACCTTCTGCCATTCCGCCAGCCGCTTGAGCGTGTCGTCGCTGTAGCCTTTTTCGTTGAGCGCCGTCTTCGCGTCGTACTTCGCATACGCCCGCACCTGATATCCGTTCAGTTCCTGCCCGCGGTACTGCCGGAGCAGATTCTGGTCTTCCTTACTCAGGTTCCCGATCGCCTCCTGTGCCCGGGCCAGCACGCTCTGGCTGTCGACCTGCGCCTTGCGCTCCTTCAGCGCGTCGATCTCGTTCTGCAGCTGCGTCACGCTCTTCCCATTTTCCGAAAGCCCGGTCCCGGAGAAATGCGTGTCCGCCTGTTCGATCTCCAGCGCCTCGATCTGCTTGTCCAGCTCCTGCGACGTCCGCCGCATCCCGCGCACCTGATCCCGCTGCGCGGTCTGCGCCGCTTTTGCACGCCGGTTCTGCGCATCCACGTCTCCCCGCACCTGCTGCGTGGCTGGCGCAAACCGGCCGGCCAGCAGTGCACTCTGTCCCTGCAGCGCCAGCGTCCCAAGCTTCAGCCCCTGCGCCGCCTCCACGCCGCGCAGATAATTCTGGTACGTCCCGTACTGCGTCTGCATCGCGGAAGACCGTCCGTATTCCTGCTCTGATACCTTCCCGTCGGTCTCCGCCCCCGCATTCTCCGTCTTCTTCTGTCCGCTCGCCCGGCCCTTCAGCGCGGCCCCCGGCTCGATCTGCGCGAGCTCCGCTTCGCGCACGGCATTCTGATATGCCATAAACGCCGCATACTGCTTATGCAGCGGGTCGTCCACGGTTGTCTGCCCGCTCTGCGCGTTCTTCCCGTAGTCCGGGTTCGGCAGGCCGTACTTGCTCGCGATCTGGATCTGCTTCTGGTTCAGCGTGATTCTTCCGCCGCGATAGGCGGAGGGAGCCTGCTGCGTGCTGGCTCCCTGTCCGCTGCGGATGCTCTCTGCAATCCGCTTTTGTTCCTCTGTCAGTGTGATTCGTCCCATGCTTCCCTCCGTTACCGCTGCCGTAGATACGTCGCGCCGTAGTATTCCAGATACGCCTTGAACGTATTGGACTCCAGCGCATTGTAGCCCTTGCTGTTGAGGTAGTTATCCAGCGTCCGGCTGTCCAGATATACATTCGGGTTCTTTGCCCGGTACGCCTGCGCCGCTTTTGCAAGCGTGTTGTTCTTCTTGTCGCTCAGCTTGGAAGATGAACTGCTTCTCCCACCGCCGCCTCCGCCGCCGGATTTCTTCGCCGCAGCCTGCTCCGCCGCCAGCGCCTGCAGGTAGGCTGCGTTCTCGTTGTTTGCCTTCTGCGCCCAGTAGTCGAGCATCGTCGCCCACTGGCTCTGGTCCAGCGACCGTTCCGAGTTGTACGCGCTCCGCGCATCCGAAAGATCCGAATAATAATCGCTGACCGTATCCCGGTACCGGCCGTAGTCCGTATCTTCCCGGCCCTTCACGAGGCTGTACTGGTTATAAAGGTCCGTCCCCTCATCCTGATACCGCTGATATGCCTGCTGCTGCAGCTGCGGCACGATGTCGTTGAGGTTCTGCAGATACGCATTGTACGCCTGCTGGCCCACCTGCTCACCGTATGTTGAGCCATAGCCGCCCGTGAGTGCCGCCGCCTGCCCCATCGTGTCCTGCATGGCAAGCCGCCCGAGACGCTGATACTGCTCACGGTACTGCTGGTACAGAGGATCCGTCCCCATATCATAGCTGAATTTCTTCCGGTTCCGGATCTGGTCATACAGGCTCGTCAGCTCATCGTCCCAGCGCGATTGATACGCGCCCGGCTTGCTGGCCTTGACCTGCTCCAGATACGCCTGCGCCGCCTGCACGCTGCCCGACGGCGTGTACCCGCTCTCCAGCCCGTTCAGTTTGCTTCTCGTGTAGTCCGACACGCCGGACATGGTGTAAGGGCTGTTCCTGGTCTGATAGCTGCCGCCGTAGTTCCTCGTCGTCTGGTTCTTGTTCACCAGCTGCGACTGGTAGCTGCCGTCTGCGTTCACGCCCGTGATGCGGTACGTGCCGCCGCCGGTCACGACCTCGTCACCGGTCGAAAGCCCCGCCGGGGCCCTGCCGCCCGACTCTACTCGATATACGCTCATAGTCTCACCGCCTTAAAGCTTGAAATGTGTCGCGTACTGCTTCGGCATGTACGCCTGGTTGTAGGCGTTGAAGTACCCCTGATAGTAGCTGTTGTACTTCGCCGCCTCGTTCGCATATTTTGTCGTCTCCCCGTTGGCGTCGCAGATCTTCATCCCCAGATACCAGCGGTAGATCTCATCATACGGCCACGGGATCAGAAGCTGTGTCTCTAAGTCCACGTCCTCCCCATAGCCCGTAAACGGCTCCGGTTCCTTCTCGTGCTCGTGCGTACAGATGATATCCCGATACACGATCCCGTCCAGCTCCGACAGCCACCGGACCTTATCCGGCGTCTCGTACTGGTTCGGCAGTAACCGGTCGACCGTCTCGATCGCTTCCCGAATTTTCATTTTTCCTCCTTACCAAAAGAAGGGGCATTTCTGCCCCTTCCTCTGCTTCCTGCCGTCATGGGCATTCACTTGTCAGTTGTCCGCCTGCGCGCGGCGGAAGGCTACCTCCTCCGCCATCCGCGCGTTCATCAGGACTTCATACACCGGCAGCGGGACCTGCACGTCCTTGCCCTTCGGCACCATGAACGTCCGGCCGTTCACCGCCACAAAGCGGCTCTGCTCCTCGTTCTCCTGCCCGCGGGGCAGGTAGATCGTCTTCATGACGTTCCACACGTCTTCCTGGTTTGCCTGTACAGCCGCCGCGGCGGTCTCTTTCGTTGCCATGCTATGTGCTCCTTTCTCAGTTCGCCTCGTCCGTGCCGGAGTATGCGCTGCAGCTCTCCACGCGGACCATGCGGTCCTCGTACAGCAGCTTCGCCGCCATCTCGGCCTTGTAGCCGACGGTCGAGAACTGTTTCAGCGGGCCGCCGATCTCGTCCTTATCCTTGACGATCATCTCAAGATTGCCGCCCTCCGGGTCGATCATCTTGTATGCGTCCTTGCCGAGGAACAGCGTCGCGTACACGCTGTAGTAGACCGCCGTTCCTCCGTCAGACGCTGCAGTCTTGACCGGGCAGGTCGAGTTGTTGAAGATCTTCGCCTCCGTCGTCTCGACAAACCGGACGCCGTGCAGCTCGCCGATCTCACCCGAGAACAGCGGCGTGACGTCTGCATACTTGTGTGCCTCGACCCATGCGTCCGAGGACCGCAGGTCGTATGCGACCGACGGGTGGATGATGGCGACGTACTTTCCGTCGATCTTCGGAGCCTTCATCTTCTTCAGCGTCGTCACGGCCTTGTTGACCTCGTCCGGCGTCAGCTTCGCCGTCAGGTCGAGGCCTGCGCGGCTGGTGACTGCCGTATGCGCGCCGCCCGCTGCGACCTTGTCGCAGTACTGCACGTTCGAGCCTGCCACGACCGCGTCGCGCACGCGCTTATCGATGGACGTGCCGGCGGAAGCGCCGAGTTCTTCGGTCGCACCCAGGATGACGTTATCCAGCGCATGCAGCTCCAGCTGGTCGGAGACCGTCACGTACAGGCCGATCTGCTTGATCGCGCCGGTCGTGCTGGTCTGGCCCATCTTCTGGCCGGTCGGGATGACGCCTTCGGTCAGCTCCTCCGCGTCCTTCAGCGTGTTCCACTTGCGCCACTCGACGGTCTTTCCGTGGTTGCGCGGCAGCGCCTGACGGCCTGCCAGCTGCGCATGCACGAGGTTCGGCCGTGCGTTCTCGAGCAGCTGCGTGTCGTAGAACGTCTTCATGGTCGGCGCGAGCGTGTCGTTGCCGCTGAATGCGGTCGTCTGACCGGTGCCTGCGTTTACGTAGTTGCCGGTCGCGTTGACGAGCGTACCGGCGTCAGCAAAAAACTGAAATCCGACTTTGGATTTAAACATGGTTTCTTATCTCCTTTCTCAGGGGATCACTCGCTCCCCTCTTGCCGCGCGGCGGCGCATGTCCTCCACCTCCGCGCGTGACCAGTGTGTTTTCATCGGGACGTTCTCTCCGCCCGCAGCGCCGGAGCCGATCTCCTGCGGCCTTGCGCCCTGCGCCTGGATGGTCCGCATGACGTTCTCCCGCGCCTGGTTCGCCACCAGCTGCGCCTGTGCCTGTGCGATCTCCTGCTGGTGGATGACCTCATAGGCCGTCTTCGGCGGCACGCCCGCGCCCATGAGCCGTGCAAAATCCGGGTTCTGCATCTCGGTCTCAAAGTCCGCGCCGTACCGCGCCGTCACATCCCGGGCAAAGTCTGCCTGGATCCCGGCGAAGGCTTCTCGCATCTGGTACTCCTGCAGCTGCCGCCGCATGGCCGTATTCTCGGCCCGGCCCGCGTACTCCTTTTTGAGCGCGTCCGTCGTCGTGCCCTTCTCCATGGCCTCCGCGCTATAAAGCCGCTCGTCAGCGGAAAAGCGCTGTGCCAGTGCCGCGAAGTCCGTCTTCCTCGGGTCCGACGTGTCGATCCCATAGAGCGCGCCCAGCTGGTCGATGATCGGCGCCATCGCCTCGGCCTGCCCCTTGTACTGGTTCAGCCCGCGCACGCGCTGTTTTACGACCTTCTGCACCGCAGAATCAAAGTCCTGCTTGTAGCGGCCCCGGATCAGACTGTCGAACGTTTCTTCCTGTGTACCCTGTCCCTGAGCGTCGGGGACGTTGACCGGCTGCTGCTGCACCTGCGCCTGTGCGGCTGCCTCCTGCCCGCTCTGCTGACCGGCGACGTCAGCTGCGCCCATGGTCTGAGCGCCTGCGCCCGTGAATTCGCCTTCCATGCTATAAATTCCTTTCTGGCGTTTATTCTAAAATCATCGTAGCACAATCTTTTCCCAACTTCACCCCACGCCAGCCAGAAATAATCTCGCCGGAATGGGCCGCCGCAAGCGGCGGCTCTTATCCTCTGAGATCATTTCTTCCTTTCCGACGCGCAAGCCGAGCTTGTGCGTCGGTTCTTATCCCGGCTGCGTGCTTTCTTCCGACTTTTTGCGCGCATTCTCCACGATCTTCGGCTCCTGCGTCTCGCCGGTGTGGATCTCCGGCTTCTCCGCTGCCGCGGCGCTCGCCTGCGGGACTGCCTGTCCGCCCTCCTGCAGGATCTGCTGCGCCAGCCCCTCACCCATGACCGGATCGTACCGGTCTGCCAACGCCAGCGTCAGCTGCTGCCACTCGACCAGCCGCTGCTGCAGGTCCGCGTTCTCCTGGACCTTCTGGATGATTGAGTCCTTCCCGTCAAAGTCCATCATGTCGAGCGTTGCAAGCGTCTGGTCCACCATCTGTGGGTTGAAGAACCCCAGCTGGAAGAACTGCAGCGCCAGCTCGTTCTGCGCCATGGACGTGTACTCGCTTGCCTTCTGCGCCGAGACCTCAATGTCGAAGACCGGTTTCCGCAGCCCGTCCGGCTGTCCGTTCGCGCCGTAGAGCGTCTGCGGCTGCAATCCCTGATTGCTGTACTGTACGAACTGCTCTGCCCCGCGCTGCCCGATGATCCGGAACTGCCGCGGCAGATCATAGAACTGCCGGATGCGCTCAATGACCATCCGGATCATCCGTGCGTAGGCCCGGTAAGCCGACTTTGTGGAGTCCTTGCTGCTCCGGCCGGACGCTTCCTGCAGCGCCGCAATGGCCGAGGCCGCCGTCACGCCGGAGCTCGTCGCGCCGTTGTTGACGTCCGTGTTTCCCGTCGTCCACTTGAGCTCCTCAATTTTGTCCCGCAAGATCGCAATGTAATTGCTGCTGATCATGTTCACCTGGATCGGAACCAGACTGTCCTGCCCCAGATTCCCATCCACATGCACGAACGGCTTCGTCCAGTCCGCGAACTCCTGCTCGTTGACCGACCCGTCCGACCGCTTGAACCACCGAGGCGTCGTCGCCATGATCGCGTTCTTCACGATCGCCTGGTTCATCCGGTCGATCTGCTCCTGCGTCGACTTGCCGATGTCGATATACCCATACCCGGCAATGCTGCCCTCCACCGGGAACAGCGCGTCGACCACAAACGGGTATTCCCCGTCGTCATACAGCCCCGTCTCGGCCATGGGCCGCCCGGCCGGCTGCTGCACAATGCTCCCGTCCGGCAGCGTCAGCGTGTCATATTTCTGTTCCGTATCGTTCTCCGTCGCCTGCAGGATGGTGTCGCCCACCAGCTTCGCGAAGTGCAGCACCTGCCGTCCGTTCTGATATTTCTTGTAATACCAGTCTACCACCATCGACTTGTTGTCAAAATTGATGACGTCGTCCGTGTTGTACTTCTGCTGGACCTGCGGATTGGAGTTGAGCTTTCCCCGCAGCTCCGGGTACTTCTCGACCAGCAGATCGTTGTCCACCATCTCCGTCAGGAAGATGTTCTTCGACTTCTGCAGATCCCGCACGCCCGGCTCCCAGAAGAAAGACAGAATATCTACCGGCTGCACCGAGATATCCCCGAGGCCGTTCAGCTTCGAAGAATCCCACTTCACGTGCCAGATGAGCGTGCCCTGCTTGAGCTTCGTCCACTGGCTGTCCGAATAGACCTCTTCAAAGTCGTTCTGTTCCAGAATGACCGGCAGCACTGAGGAAAGCTTCGCAGCCTCCTCCCGGTCGTCCGGTTCCCGCGGGCGGATGGCCGGGGCCGGATAGGCCGCGATCGCGTCCGCGTGCTTGCCCATGATGACGTTAAACAGCCACGCCGACGTCCACTTGTCGTCCTCCGGGTTCCCTTTTTGGATCCGCTGCCAGCTGCGCATGCGCCACCAGTCCTCCGACGCAATGACCCGCGCCTCCAGCGCACTCTTGCCCTGCCGGTATTTTAACAGCGTGTCCATGGCCTTTCTGGCCTGCTCTTCGCCGATGGCCTTTCGCGCCGTCAGCCCGCTCGCCGTGTCATTCTGCATGGTCGTCTGCATCTTCTCTGTCTGCATTGTCCGCTTCCTCCTTCCGCAGGTCTTCCGCCGTGAGTCTTGCCACTTCGTTCTGGATCCCGTCCAGCACAAATCCCACGATGACCGGCGGCAGCCCTGCCTCGTTGATGGCCTCGATCAGCCGCCCCCGCAGCCGCACCACTGCTTTTGTGATATTCATAGCTCCTCCTATCCGTTATAACTGCTGATTGCCCGGTTGAGCGCTTCCTTGAGCGCAGAATAGCTGTTTGCAAAGTACGTCGCTTCCAGCTTCGTCCCTGCCGATACCGTGCTGACGCTTCCCGCGCCTGCCAGATTCCCGATGGCGTTTGCCGCCTCGTTGTAGATGGCCGCCGTGATCGTCTGCCCGGCGTAGGCCGTCGTGAAGGAAATGCTCCCGTAGCCTCTGGCGGCCCGGACCTCGTTGATCTTCGCCGTCAGCCGGTTCCAGCTCGCCGCCGTCAGGTATGTCACGGCCTTCCCCTCCGCGATATACGACGCATCGTCGCTCGTCCACGCGAAGGCCGCGATCTGTGCCTTCGTCTCGCCGGATACGGTGTTGGACGTCTTCGAGTCCGTCCCGGCCTTGTTGACGATCCAGAAATAATACGTCGTGCCCGGTTCCAGCCCCGAGACCGTCACCGGCGAGCTGCCGATCGACTGCGATCCGATCGCCGTATAGCTCGTCTTTCCCCAGTAGAGCGTCCAGCTTCCGTACCCGCCGCCGTTTTTGTCCCACGCGACCGTCGCCGTGTTCTTCGTCAGCGTGACTCCGCTGATGTATGGTGCGACTGCCGTGATCTTCGTCTTGTAGTACACGCGCACGGCCTGCCCGCTCGTAATGGGGATCGTCTCCGTCGCCGCGTGATTTGTCGCATACCCTTCCGACGCGAGCCTGAAATACTGGAATTCATACTCCTGCGAATACGTCTGGTACTGCGTGCCGGACATAGACAGGAAAAACGTATTGCCGATCGTGCCGGAGACGGACCCGTCTGCCAGCGTGTGCTGCCCGTCCAGGTAGTTGTAGATCGGAATCGTCGTGGTCTTGCTCTGGTAGTAGACCTTGACGGTCTGCCCCTCCTGGATGGGGATCGGGTAGCTCGCGTCGTGCTCCGTGTTGTAGTTCTGCGACGAGAGCCGGAAGTACAGGAAATGATACTGCTGCGAGTACGTCTGATACTGCGTGCCCGCGGCCGAAATGTAAAACGTATCTCCGATATCGCCTTTGAAGGACCCACTCGCCAGCTGCGTCAGGTTATCCAGGAAGTTTAGAATGCTGACCGTCGCCTGCGAGGTCGACTGTGCCAGCGTCCGCACGCTGATGGAGTTTGTCTCGGCGACAAGCGCCCCCGTGTTGCTGTTGTAGATCCGCACGCGGCAGATATACAGCGTGTCCGGCGTCAGCCCGGTAATGATCCTGCTGGCCGTTGTCGTGCCCGCAGTCGAGTCCGTCACCGTCGCCATGACCTGTCCCGCAAGGATATATTCATATTTCCGTTTGTACTTCGTCGTTGACGACATACCGGATACCGTCAGCGTGATACTTGTCGGCGTACCCGACGCGCCGGATAGCGTTGCCATTCAGCCAGCCCCCTTATCCGAACACCGGCGTAATGCCGCTTACGCCGCCGGAAGCGATAAACCGGATACTACCGTCCGATTTTATCTGCATACTGGCTGTCCCAGCCGCGTTCTGCAGATACACATCGCCGCTTGTCGAGCGCACGCGCACCGCCGGACCGGACAGGTCGACCGCATAGGCCGCCGAGCTGGAGGACGTAAACTGCAGACTGCCCTCCGCGCCGCTGATCTTGCCGTTCGAGAAGTTCGTACCCGCGATCTCAAGACCGTTGCTGATGATGTTGATCTCATCCATGATCTGCTTGAGCTTCTTCTGGATGCTCGTACCGTCGAGCTTCAGATCCGTCGCGTTGATCGTTCCGCCGATCTCAGCCCCCGTGCACGTCAGCTTGCCGTTCGCGTCGACCTTGAATTTGTCCTTGATAGAAAGCCCGCTCGTGCCGAAGTACATGCTCGCGCTGCCTCCAAATTCATTGGCTGTGCGGTAAATGCTGCTTTCCGAGATCGTCCACGGCCCGAACGTCGAGTCGGCCGCCGCCGTGATCTTCCCCGACAGCACCGCCCCCGCCGCCTCCAGCGTCCCGGATGGGAAATGCAGCTTCTTGTCGCTTAAATACGCGACCTCCTGCCCGTCCTGCCAGAAGCTCACCCGGTCCGGCGTCACCGTCACCAGCTCGTTCTTCGTCTGGTCGATGACCTTCTCGCCGCCGTCCGTCACCGTCGTCTCGATGTTCCCCACGCCCACGCCGTAGACCGGCACAGCGTCCTTGTAGTACAGCAGCCCCGTCTTGATATACTGCTGCGAATTCACCGAGAACTGATTGTTGACGCCCGCCGTGTAGTCATACAGCTGCTTGATGCCGACCGAGTTTCCCTCGATTGTCAGCTGCGTCTTCTCGAGATACTTGCCGAAGTCCGAGATGGCCACATAGCTGCCGGACAGCTTCGTCGACCACGTCTCCGAGTTCGCCGCGGCGAAGTCCGCCGTCTTGATGATGAGCGCTTTCAGCGCTCCATAGCCGGAGAGCGTCGTTTTTTTCTCCGCCTCGGAGAGGCTGTCCGCGTCGATGGCCTGCGAGATCTCCGTCAGCGTCGCCTTCGCCGACCAGTCGGCGAGGTTCAGCTGCTCCGTCACGCTGCACAGATACCGCCGCATGCTCTCCAGCTGCTCCTGCGTCGTCTTCCCCGCGATCGACGGGTATGCAAGTGTCAGACTACCCATGTTGCACCTCCCGTCTTACGCATCACTTCCCGCCTCCAGGACTCGCGCCAGACTGAACAGCTTCATCTCGCCCTTCCCCGTCAGCCGGAATTTCAGATGGTCACATCTGGCCGGGCGGATCGGCAGCAGGAAGGTCCTGAGGCCTCGCCCCTCGATATGCCCGCAGTGCCGCCAGACTCCATCGGAATCGTACTGCACCCAGAAGTCGACGCTCGACCCCTTCGGCAGCTGCATCCGCAGGTTGATCCGGGACACATACTTTTTCCCGACCAGCCCATACGTCATGATCCCCGTCTCCGCCATCCAGCCGACCGGGGCTTCCAGCGTCCCAACGCTGCCGTACACAGTTTTGAGTGTCCCGTCCTCAAGGAAATACAGCTCATCGTCCACCCGCGCGAAGTCCTCTGCGTGGGTGCTGTCCTCCTTGTGCCACAGACCCTTGCGGGTGTCGTAGACGAACAGCGACCAGTTATGACCTTCATCCTCCATGCTGATGAAGTACTTCCCTCTGGCGCCGCCGGCCACGGCGTTGTAGTAGAGCTTCGTCCCGAAGCAGCTGCCGATCTCCTGCGGCAGACTCCCGTCGTACACGCAAACGCCCATCCGCGATTTGTAATACAGCCGGTCGTCCACCACGACCAGGCTCTTGCTTGACCCATTCTGCACGCCCGCGCATTTCTGCACGACCACCTGATGTGCCCCCGTCGCCGACGGATACACCCGGTGGAAGCAGTCCTCCTTGAAGAAGATCGGACTGTCGGCCAGCGTCGCCGCGCCGGTCCACTTCCCGTCCGTGCCGCAGCTCGCGCGCCATGAATCCGTCGACACGCCCTGGTAGCACTCCCAGTTCTTAAAATCGCCCAGCTTGCAGCAGTAGATCTCATTGACGGTCTCGCCGTCCGCCACACCGTACTTGCATCCCCACAGCCGGTTCCCGCTCTCGGTGATGAAGTCCATGCTTGGGACCTTCCGCGCCGTCTTCACCGTCCCGCTCGTCACCTTCGTCGTCTCGTCGACGAGGCCGACGATCACGATATAGCTCTCTCCCACGTCGTACAGGATTTGGCTGCCGTTGAGCTTTTCGACCTGCTCGTTCCCGGTCAGCCCCGAAAGCCGGATGCCGTCGTATTGCTGAAAGCCCTTCCCGATGCCGTTGGCTGAAAGCTTCAGATACACCGTCGGCACGGATACCCACTGGCTCGTCGCCTCCGCCCACTGCTTGAGCGTGTGGAGCTTGCCGGACGTGTCCAGCCAGTACTGCCCGTTCGACGGACTTTCCGGCTGCGATGCCTGCGAATAACTGACCGTCAGCGCCGTCCCGTCGACGAGGCAGAGGGAAATTTCCACGTTCGAGCTCGCCGCGTCGACCACATTCTCCTGCCCCATGTACCCGTTGTCGGAGTACTTCTCGGTGTTGAAGTAGATCCCGTCCGGGAAGATGCACAGATATGCGCCCATGGAAATGAGCTGCTTCTGCCCCGCCGAGATCGACACGGACGGCATATACGCCTCCATCGAAGCGCCGTTGATATAAAGCACCTGGTCCTGCACCCAGCACAGCGCATCCTTCGCCAGAATGCCCTGCACGCCCTCGATCGCCTGCGCCGTCCCCCGCCTTGGCCGCGGCGCGAGCAGCGGATACTCGTCCGCCGACAGATTCTCCATGTCGTAAAACTCCCCGTCCGCGAGTTCGAGGTTGTGGTTGTATCCGAGAAAGACTTCCGTCATCATGGTCTGCTTCTCAGTCTCCGTCAGTTGTGGTGCCAGCATGGCCTTACCTCCGTTTCATCATGTCCAGCGGATCAAAAAGGATCCGCTGCTCTTTCACCGCGCGGATCGGCTTGATCGGCCGCGACATGCAGAAATATCTCCATTCGTCCGCGACGTGGTCTTCCATCTTCGTGTCCAGGTCTTCTGCCCGATGCTCGTCATAGATCAGCGTCGGGATCGTCCGGATGAACGCCCTGCAGGTGTTGAAGACATACATCCGCGGATATCCATCCTCGTCAAACTGCAGCCGGTAGTGGCACTGCATCCAACCTGCAATGCGCTCATTGTCGCCAGGCGTAAAAAATACGCCGTACCGCGCAGCCGTGTCTGCGACCGATTCTCCGCGCGACGCATCCCAGATCGCGGGGTCCGCCACGCCGATGATGGTTTTCCCCTTGAGCCACGGGTGCTGCATCTCCGTTTTGTGGATCTCTTCAAACTGTTTGTCCGGTGTCCACTTTACGCCCTCGTTCGGCGTCCGCGTGCAGCCGTACAGCTCCATGATCCGGTAGATCGTCCCGTCATAGTCGACCGCCCACCATGCGCAAGAAAACGGCTTCCCGTAGCCAAAGTCGTAGCTCCGGCAGATCGTCCATCCGTCCGGAATCTCAAACGGCTCGATGACATGCGTCCAGCGCCGGTCCTTGTAATGCTCCGGCACGTCCCGGAAGTCCTCGAAGAACTGTCCCTCATAGACGTCCCAGCGTCCGTCCTTCCACGCTGCCCGCAGCGTCGGCGGCAGATTCTCCAGCTCGCGCAGGTAGTCAGGCTGCGTATCCATGAGGGCCTTATTGTCCTCTACCTTTGCCTGAATGAAGAAATAGTCATTCGGGTCTTCATCGGGATTGAAATTCCGATCGACGAAGACACGCTTGAAGTATGCATGCCCCGGCCCGCCGGGGTTCAGCGTGTAATACGTCCGCTTTGGAAATCCATTCGTTCCGCGCACGCAGAGATTGATCTTGCGGATCCAGCTCTCCTGCAGCTGCCCGGCCTCGTCGATGAACACCACGTCATATTCCGCGCCCTGATACTGCCCCAGGTCCCCTTCGTTTGCGCAGTACCCGAAAGAGATCGTCGACCCGTTCGGGAAGCGAAACATTTTGTCCGACCGGTTATATTTTGCGAACCCGGCAAGTTCCGCTGTCAGCTGCTCGATGTGGTTATTCTGCAGCTCCTTGTATGTCTTTCGGACGATCAGGATCTTAATGCCCGGATACCGGAACGCCAGCAGCTTCGACTTTGTCCGCACAGCCCAGCTCTTCCCACCGCCGCGGGCGCCGCCGTAGGCGATATGCCTGTGCTTGTCTTTCAGGAAAAGCACCTGCTTCGGCTGCGCGGTTCCAAGATCCAACGTCTTCATTCGCTGGACTCCTCCGCGTCATTTTCCAGCAGGATCCGTGTTCCGCCGGTCTCCTGCTTTTCGTCCCCGGCGTCTCTGCGATACCGGAACGCATACTCCAGCGCGAACTGCGCGCCCCGCTGAGAATCCCGGTCGAACAGTCTTTCGGCCGTATATTGTTCCACGCGCGTCTGCGCGCGCGAAATCGAGTCCATAAATTCTTTCCTGGCCTTGTAGTTATACAGGCTCTGCTTGCTGGAAAAGCCCAGCGCCAGCGCAAGCCCCGGGATCGTCGGCGGCTTCCGCCCCACCCAGACCGGAGTCCCATCTTTCTGGTTGAAAACGATGCGCCCGTCCTCATCCCGCAGGATCTCTCCCTTGCAGCTCTCAAAATACGCCTCGATCAGCCCTTCGATCTGCTCCACGGATTCATACTTCGGTTTCCTCGCCATGGCTCACGCCTCCCTTCTGCTTTTCAGCATAGCGTATCCGGAAAATCTTTTCACCCCACGCACGCAGAATGAGCGCATACGGCGTTCCGCATGCGCTTCGGCTCTCATTCTGTTCTTTCGTAGTATCGGAGCTTCGCCGCCGCGATGCTGCACCGCACGTAGTCAAAGCTGGCGCAGTATCGCGTGATGTAGTCTGACGTCTCCCGCCGCTCAGGAAATGCGAGCACGCATTCTCCCTCGCAGCGGATCGTCTTTTTCCCGGCTGCCTGCCAGAATGGGCAGATATACTCCCTGTGCCAGTAGTCGCTCGTCCCTATCACCCTTTCGTTTTAAAACCTTACGCATATACAAGGTTTAATTTAAGCGGCTCCCGTTCCGCTTGTGCTCTGATCTTGGGTCGACTACATACTTATAATATTGATACCCGTACTTTGTCGTCCGGGCCTCTACGAGGATGTAACCTCGCGGGGCGACGGGCGGATGCTTGGGGCTGTACTCGCGCACGGCCTCGGTCGCAGGTTCCGGCTCTGGTCGGATACAATTTCGCGTCGCTTTGTACCTGTGGCCGCCGAATCCTTTTCTCCAGTGCGCATGCAGGTAACTGGCCAGTGCTGTGTAGTCCTGGCCGTGGTCGACCTTGTTTCCCTGCTCATCTATATAATAATTGTGCTTTCTCAGGTGCCGAACCTCGATCACGCTGCCGAGCCCCCAAAGCCCGCCGATGGCTTCTTCCGGGATCCCCTCTGTTACCAGGTGCAAATGGAAGCGATTGGTTGTTTTTCCTCTTCCGTAGAAAGCAACGATTTTGGCCTCCGGATAGTGATACTGCATGCGGCGCACAAGGTTGTCGCGCACTCTGCGCATTTCCTCTGCGGTATGTACCTCGTTTTCTGCATCCAATGTCAGGGTGGAATACAGGCTTGTTGGCGAGAAATTGTCGTTCATCAGCGCAACGAGCCGATTCAGCGATTGCTTGCTGTTGAATTCATCGCGCTCCGCCTGCGTCTGGAAGCGCGGCTTTCGCGGCTTGCTGGTCTTTTTGTCCGCGCCATCGGACACGGTATAAACGATCTGCGTACATACCGCCCCTGTAAACAGGCGGCGCTTGTGTCTCTTTGCCATCATCCACACCTCTTTCTCCCGGGCGGACAGAGCCGTCCGCCCCTACATGGCCATCTGCCCGCTCAAAGCGTGGCCGGAAATTCCGGCCATGCGTTCAACGATCATCCGGACATGTCGTGGCGCCGCGGGTACCATTTACTGCCGTCTGCAACAAGAACCCGAGCAACATCCACACTTTGTCTTTCACTTTGCCCATGCAGATAGCTTCGCCCATCATCTCGTCGTAGTTCTCGGCGCTCACGCAGCTCGAACTTTCAACGATTTCAAAGCCATTTCTAAGAACAGCCCTTACGATGGTCGTTTTTCCTCCGAGCTTTTTCACCTCATGGAATGCGATGAAATCATCAACCATCCTCTGGCTGATGCTCGGTTTCTCTGTTTTCAAGCATCCGTTCGCCAAAAGCGGCATGTACGCCTTTTCAAACACATCTGCTGGGCTAAAGCTCTCATACCCGTCCTCATACCGCACTCGGTATCCATTTTCTGTTTTCTCCGCCTCTACCATTTTTGTTCCGATGTACTTTTGCATTTTTGTTCTCCTTTCTGTGCCCATAGGCTTCGGGCTATCTGCCCGCTCAAAGCGTGGCCGGAAATTCCGGTCACCCGTTCAGCGTCAGTCCTTGTACCCGCACGCCATACACGTGCATGTATCTTCCTCTAAATTGTGATGATCTCCCGCCTCGACTGGCGGGTGAATTTTCGTTCCGGGCAGAAGCGGCATTCGGTGCAGCTCCAGGCGCCGCGGTAGTTGTTGCGCGTCGGGCAGAGTGTGTTGTAGCAGATCCCGGAGCCTGCCCGCTGCGGGCCGCGGCCGAATTTTTTCTTCTTCGGTTCGGCTTTTGGCTTTTTGGCTGGATCCCTCTTGGTGACGAGCGTGGCCGCGCGTTCTTTCCGGAAGCAGCCGCAGCTTTTTGCATGCCCGTTCCGGAGGTATCTGCCGTCCTTGCTGCAGATAGTCCCGCATTTACACCGGCAGATCCAGCGTGCCCTGTCTCCTTTTTTGCTGGTATCCCGCCCGATGACGTGCAAATATCCAAAGTCCATGCCCGTCAGATCGACTACGTGTGACATTTCCATTCTCCTTTCGTCAGGGGCCGGTCTCCCGGCCCCTATGCAGAGCGGACTTGCACCGCCTGCGCCTGCGCGTCCCCCTGTCGCCGCAGACGAGCTGCCCTTGTCTGCTCAGGCAGCTTTCCATAAGGAGGTAACACGATGCCGCCGGGCGATCCCGACACCCGGCGTGGGGTAACGTTGACGGTTCCCATCCGCGCGCACGTTCCACACGCGCTTTTTATCCCCGGCCCGCGGGCTTGAGGTTTCGCGGGCCGGGTGCAAAGCCGGGGTGATCCTCCCGCGGCCGTCTCATGGCGGAGCGGCCGCGGCATAAGTCCGAAAAAATATGGTTTCCCGGCTGATTGCTGACATCAATCCTCGGGCTGGCTGATGTCTTTGTTCCGCAGCCCGTCGGCGCTTCGGCAGCCCGCATGCCTCGCGCGGGCTGCTCTCGTTTTTTCTTCCGGCATGTTTAAATCTCCTGTATGTCGATCCCAAATTTTGACCGCATGAATTTGCGGTTGCGCAGATACTCCTTTGTCCGCGTCGGCTTGGACTTCACATCTTCGACGACGAGCTTGCCGCCGAATCGGTACGAGAAGTCCGCCGTGTACCGGACCGCGCGGATCCGCTCCCCGGTCTCTGTCACATAAGATTCCTGCAGCGTGAATTGCGGCTGCAGCCGCAGGTCTGAGATGACCCCGCCCCGCAGCATGCCCATCAGCTCGTCATACCGCCGCGCCTCCTTCTGGCTGTCGAAGCGCAGCTCGCCGCGCTCGGCTGGCGTGCTGTGATACTTCGAGGCCTTCTTCGGCCCCGCGGCAGCCCCCGGCATCTGCTGCCGTGCATAAAGCTCCCGCATCCGCGGCGGCATTTCCGCCATGCTCTCAAACCGCAGCCCGCTCATTCGGCAGCTCCATCCATCTTCGCTCCGCAGTTGGGGCAGTATGAGAAACCGCTCGCCATTGGCGCACCTTTCGTGATTCTGTAGCCCTTATTGCAGCCTGTGCAATACCAGTTTGAACGTACCCGTTCCCATCTTGCGTGCCCCACCTCCGCAACGTCGGCGGCGGGCATTTCCCGAATTTCGGCATATGCGCGTTCCAACCGTGTTAGTGCCGTCATGCTTCCACCGCGTTCTGCTTTCCGCAGCGCAAACATCGCATCATCGCGCCGGATATAATCAGCCATAAGGCATACCTCCTGCAATAACTTCGGCCATCCCATCCGGCATGGCGTGGAATGGGTCGATTGTTCGTATAATTTTCAGCCGCAAGAGCATTTCCGCCTGCCGCTTGGTCAGCCGCCGCTCTCGCTTCTTCGGCGGCAACTCACCATTCTTAGCCGCAATGGCTGTAGGATTATGTTTGTGCTGGCCCATCCGCCGCCCTCCTGTTCCAAGCCTCTCTAGCTTCCGTGTACGGATTTTCTACAAACGTTGCCCGGAACTTAAATTCGGTTCCGCATTTTGTGCAGATCATGCCAAGCGTGATAATCTTCTTCCCATAATTGCACTGCACGGAATTGGGCCCATCGATTTCACCGCCGCAGAACGGGCACGGGCGAAACTCAACCATTCCTCTTTTCCTCCATCGCCCGCTCGACCTCAATGCAGGTATAGTGGCGACTGAAATAATCCCAATTTGTCACGCAGTCGCTTCCCGCATCGTCCGGCGTTGCGTCCTCATAATCAAAGTAGATGTTGATGTTCGTCCCAAATGGCTCTATGCTGACGATTACTGCGGTTATTCGCACTGCTCGACCGTCCTCATCTGTCCAGCGTTCTCCCACCTTGCACGGCAGCACGACCACGCGCCCGTCCTTGTCGGCCTCGGCAAGCTCTACGAGCCTGCTGATTGGCGTATTGTTGAGCGTTTCGAGGTCTACCAAATGCTTTGCGGCCAGCGCAAGCTTAACCGTTTCCACTGCTTCCGGTTCAAGCCCCGTGTCCTCGTAGGCCGCTAGGCGCAGAAACCGCTCCTCTGGGATATTCCGAGGATACCCGTTTGCAAGGCGGCGCTCGTACTCTTCTCGCTGCGCGTCGGCTTCGCGTTTATTTGTCAGTCGTTCCATAGTTCTTTCTCCACATACCGCCAGCTCTGCGGCGGGCGGGTAATCGGTCCTGGTGCCAATCCGAATTTTGTCTCCCGCAGGCCGGTAAACTCCCACAGATCGCGCGGGTGATCGTAAACGCGCAAATCTGAGATGTGCCAGCCGTATAACCCATGCGCACCATTTGCGTATTTTCGCATTTCCGCAGCAGACAAACATGTGTGTAAAACATCATCCTCGTCCAGCCAAAATCTGCTGTTTGAAAAAAGGTTCGTTACCCTGTTGCAGGTAAACTCTCCGATAACCTTCCCGTTTCCAAGTGGGCAGTTCATCGATTTCATTGAACCAGTTTCCAGATAATCACGCATAAGCCGCTCCTGAGAAATCGGGATGTTCAGATCAGGTCTGCCTGCCGTGCAGTAGATGTAGCACTTAAACGGCGTATCCATCTTCGGGAGCGTCTTGCGCACCTCGATCGTCTTCCGCCCGTTGATGATCTTCTCACACCACTCCGGGCGAATGCTGATCAAAACAGCTTTGCTCATGCTCTTGCCTCCTGTTCCAATTCTGCGCGGAACCGTTGTTCCAGTTCAAACACGCCGCGCGGCTTGCCTTTGTAATAGCCTTTCATTGGCCTGTCTATTTTCCGTTGCAGGTCTTTCAGGCGCTCCCAGTATTCCGGCAGGTAAATATACATATTCCGCAGTTCCCGCAGGTTCTTGTTGCAGCAGCACCAGCACGAAACACGGTCCAGCACGTCATAAAGGCGGATCGTGCCCTCCAGCCACGAAAACCCGTTTTCATAGCAATATGCCATGGCGTCGGCTTCCGGCATGCCCCACTCTGCCAGCGGGTGCAGTTTATACGGCTTCCGTTCTTTTTCCAGTCGTGGTGTTTCGTCGGCAGCTATGCCAACGTAAACCATAGCGTCCCGCGCCTCCGCGTACCTGTCTATGGCTTTCAGCTTCCCCGTGGTTCCCCAGCGGCAGAGGCCGCCACACCAGCCATAACCTTGGTGTGTGCCTTTCTGCTTACTGCAAACCGGCCTTTCCAGCATATCAAACAGGAACGGGTTTTCCGGCTCCAGTCTGGTGTACTTGATCCCCAGCTGCTCCAGGCGGGGTAGCATTTGATCCCGTGTGTGGTAAATCGCCTCAAACTCCATTCCGGTATCGTAGAAAACCACCTCATTCAGCGGGTGGCCCTTGGCAATCAGCATTAGGAGCATGGCCAGGCTGTCCTTGCCCCAGCTGACACTTGCAATATGCCATTTCATTCCGCTTTTGCACCTCCAAACGCCGCCAGGTCGAAACAGGTCTGTTTCCCAACGTACTGGCACCACGCCCATTCCAGCATGGCGCCGCGGCTGTACACCATCAGCTTGTCGCCCTGGATCTCCATCCTGTCGGCCTCGATGTTCGTCAGATCGTGGCAGCAGTCACAGACAAATCTCATGTCTTATTCTCCTGCCCGAATACCACAACCATGCTTGGAAACGGCGCGTTGTGCTTGCCGCCGCCGAATTTCAGCCGACCGGCGATAAAGCGGATTTCCGCCTTTCCGTATATGTATCGATGAAACCACTTTGTATCCGTCCGCGCGGGCAGCAGCATGACAACGGTTGCCCCATTTTTGTTGGCGGACATTGCTGCTTTCTGCACCCATTTCCCGATCTCCCGCCCATACGGCGGGTTACACCAGCAGACGCCCGTCCACGTCTGAGCAAGGCCGTTGTCCTCCGGTGTAAAATACCGCGCGCATTTTGCATTCTCCGGCAGCGCGCAGACGTCCGTTTCAAAGCCAAATTCTTCGTTCAGCGCGTCAAAAAAGCTCTGCGGCGTTTCCCACAAATCCGTCGCGCTGGAAAACATCACATCTTTGTTCATACCAGCGCCCCCGGCCGGGTGTCCGGCGTGTAGTGGAGCTTGGTCGCGCGGGCGTTCTGATGGTACTCCGGGCGGGTGAATTTATAGCCCCAGTGCTTGGCGGCGGTAAAAAGGGCCGCATAGCCGTCCTCGGCGCGGACGGTTAGTTTCTGGTCTCCATATGTAACGGAAAAGTGGTTCTGTCCGGTGTATCCGGCCTGCGCGACCACGGCGGGGCGCCGCGGCGCCCGCTCGCCGGGGTAATCGATGCTATTTCGCAATGTGTTTGCGCCTCCTTATCTGGTTGTCGGCATGGACCATCTGCTTTCCCGCTGCTAGATCGGGCTGCAGGCTGTCCCTGTCGCGGTGGTTGACGTCGTAGATGTGGTTCCGTATGCTCTCGTAGAGCGTCCAGGTGCAGCACCCGGCGCGGCATGTGCCGCTTCGGTCCGGGCAGTTCCGGCCGCAGGGCGGCGGGATGGGCCGCATGCGCGGCGCAAAGTAATTCACTCCGCTTCCTCCTGTACGTGCTGCAGCCAGGCCGCGAGCGTTTGCAGCGCCGTCTCGCGCTGCAGCAGGTCTTCGACCGTATCCCGGTCGACGCGCGGCATGCTCTGCAGGATCTCCCGGTCATTGGCGCAGTCATCGGCAAAGGCCAGGACGGCGTCGATGATGTCGGCCAGCTGATCCGGCCGGAGCTCGACCGGGATCTTTGGCTCGTCCTTCACCGGCTTCACAGGATCCCGTAGGTCGTCAGGCCCAGCGCGATCGCGCCGGTCGCGACGCAGGCGTCGGTCATCTCTGCGTACCCGGCGATCACCGCCAGCACAAAGGCCGCGCCTCCCAACCACACGCAGCAGGTCTTCACCACCCGCCGCATGGCCTCCCGGTACCGCAGCTCCTCCAGCAGCCGCTCCTGCCGCTCCCTGGTCTCTTCCTCCGGCTCATACCCGAGCCGCTCCGCAAGATTGGTTCTCATTTCTTCTCCTCCGTTCCGTCCTGTACGCTGTCCGCCGCCTTGATCTTTTCCAGCACCAACTCGATATTCCTGCGCTCCTTCTCAATGCTCTCGAGCTCTTTCCCAATGGCTTCCCGCCTTGCTTCGCTGCCCGGCTCTCCCTCTTTGAGACGGAACGCATCCGCATCCATCCGGATCATGTTCCTTTCGAGTATCCACTTGAGATACAGCCATTCAGCCGTTGTCAGAATCAGCTTTTTCATGCCTTCGCCTCCGTCTCCTGTATTCTCTTGACCACCCGCATCAGCCGGGCGTTCATGCAATGCAGCTTCTGTGCCTCGAGATCGTAGCCCTTGCGCTGCATGGCGCGGGCGTCCTCGGCGTTCTGGCACTCACACACCAGCGCCGCCTCGATCACGTCCCGCAGCTCCTGCGCATCCAGCGTCAGGGTGTAGGTCTTGACGTTTGCCATAATATCGACTCCTATGTACGCGCCTTGCGGCGCGTTTAATTGCTGGCCGCTGGCAGACGCCCTTCGGCTGCGGCCCGCTCGAGGATCTGCCACGCCACGCGGCGGGCAGCCTGCCGGTTGGCCTCCTTCTGCTCCGGCGTCAGCCGGCGCAGGTAGTTGTCGGCGATATACGCCGTGCAGTTTGGGAAATGATACTCGGCCACGATGTGCGGCTCTTCGTCCGCGATCGGGTCATACGGCTTTCTCATAGTTCAGCCTCCTTCCGGCGTTAGTTTTTCCATATTTTGCAGATTTACGCTGGCTGTTCTTTCTTCTCGCTCTTCGGCTGCACCATAGCAGCCATGCCCTGCATAAAGATCAGCGCCTTCTCACGCATTTCCGGCGTAAGCTTGTTGATTTCCGCCGAGATCTTCTCGGCCTGCTGCTTCTGCTCCTCTGACATTGATCTCACCTCGCTTGGTTTATTTCTTGGTTATACGTTAGCATAACTACGAACCGTTGTCAAGCATTATTTTAGTTCTGGGTTATATTTTTTCTTGACATTTCATTTCTGGTGTGTTACCTTGTGCCTAGAAGGTGGTGAAAAAATGAGCACAATCAACGAGCGAATTGCTTATCTAATCAAAGACCTTGGCATCACAAAAACGAAATTTGCCGAAACCATCAATTTAAGTCAGCCGTTCGTATCTGCCGTTTGTTCTGGCGCGAAAACGCCCAGTGACCGCACGATCTCCGACATCTGCCGGGAATTCAACGTGTCTCTGGCCTGGTTGGAGGACGGTGTCGGAGAAATGTACGTCCAGCGCAGCGCAAATGAAGAACTGGCCCTGCTGGTCACGGATATTATGTCCGACGCGGACGACTCCTTCCGGAAACGCTTCATCTCCCTCCTGATGGCGCTGCCGCCGGAAAATTGGGCAGCAATCGAATCCTTCGTCGAGGAATTACAAAAAAAACCTTCGTCGAAAGATACAAAAAATCCTGGGAACGCTTGACCGTTCCCAGGATTTTTTGTATCTTGGAAGAGGGTGGTATTTTTTATGCCCGAATCTACCTACTCGAAAGCAATGACGCTATGTGGCTACGTTTTTTATTGCATCCACAAGATCGAGGACGAGATCAGCAAGGATCCCGTCGTCCCAAACTCAATGCCTATTCTTTCTGCCGCATTCTTCGTTCCGCTGTCCTTTACTTCGCTCCCCCCGGATTCTGACATTGCTAATGATTTTTGCGATTGTGTTGCAGCTCGTCTCTTCACTCAGCGTCCTTCCGCCATAATGGACTTGTTCTTTACTTGCGCCACTGACTTTGTTAAGTGCTATGATGGCAGCCGTTCGTTCGAAAGCAGTCTCGATCATTCGTTGTATCTAGCCTTTGATACAGTCTATGATATTCCGTGCGATGAATGGTTTGATAAGTACCGGCATTCTGTCCTCCGCATTGCGCATTCTATCTTGGCTTTCGCGGATGATCTCGTCAAGCCTGATGCGTCTCCCTCTCCATCCGTCCCGGCTCCGGAGCCTAAAGCGCCCTCGCAGTCTAACCGTACTGCATATTGGGTTGCGGTCGTCGCTGCTGTAATCGCCGTTATCGCTATCATCGTCGCAGTATCCGCGACGCATTCCATTCAAAATACCGCCACGGTTTCCGCTGCGGTCTCACCTCCTACGGTCGAGCCTGCATCAGCTCCTGCCGCTGCGGTTCCGGAGCCAGCACCGGATCCGCAACCCGAGAAATTATCCCTTCCTAGAAACGGCAGACATTATCCAACCTACGATTTTTCCCAAGGTGCATTGTCTTCTATATGTGTCCATGCGCCATCTACTTCGAACTGCTTTGTAATCATCAAGCGGTCATCGACTGGTAAAATTCTGGATCGTTTTTTCGTCCGCGCCGGCGAGACCGTTGATACCTACTGCCCAAACGGGACACTGGACATTTATTTTACATTTGGCGACGACTGGTACGGTCCCGACTATCTTTTCGGGGAAGATACCCGTTGCCAGGTTGATCGCGAAATTGAATTTTCGCAGACACTCTATTATGAGTATACGCTTTATCCAGTCTCGGACGGAAACTTGACTATGCCCACTGTCAGCATGGAAGAAGCCCTTTCTGAATAATCCCCGCCGGAACGGTTTCCCGTTCCGGCGCTTATTTTATGATGTTCCGCAGGAATCGCAGGATGATTTTCAGCTGATCCAGTGTGGCCCGCTCTAAAATGTTTTCAATCCGTTCCATCGTCTTTTCCATCTCCATCTCCATTTCTCCACAAAAACCGCGTTCATTTTTTGTTAATCCTTGCCTCTTGTTCGCGCCTCCCAAAAGTTGTAAGATATAGGTAGGCGTTGCCCGCGCCGCTGGCCGAACAACGGCGCGGGCTTTTGCTTGCGCAGGCGACCGGGAGCCGTCTGTAACTTTAGGGTAGCCTGTCCACGGTAGACTTGTAAAGATATGACAGTTGCTTTTTGCAGTCAGACGTCTTGCTTTTTTGGGGGGAATGACATGTTTTGAAGGAAAAATTATCTGATTTATGCCGTGAGCAGAAGCAGACGATCACTCCGCACAAAACAAACCAGGACGTCGCCGAAAATACCGACCTTTCCGTCGGCACCGTCTCCCAGTTCTTTCGCGGCGACATCAAAAATCCGTCTGTTTACACGGTCGGCCCGATCTGCCGGGAGATGGGCGTTTCTATGGATGAGTATTTCGGCATTCCGCATGATGAGCCTGCCGAGTCTTCCGAGCCTCCCGATGCTGAAAAACTCCGTGCCGAGACCGTGGCCCTTCGTGCGCAGCTTGCCCAGCAGCAGAAGTCCCTGCGCATGCACCGACTTGTGACGCTCATCCTCTTGGGTATTCTTTTGCTGTGTGCCCTTGCGCTTGTGGCCGACGTGCTCATCCCATCAATCGGCTGGATCCGCACATGAATAAAACCGCCCCGGCCCAGCGCCGGAGCGGTATCCGTATAACCTTTTGCCCTTGTGGCGAGAATCTGCTTATGAAATTTACATCTACCTGGAAAATCGCCGACCCGCTCGCGCAGTACATCATTTACCTGCGCAAGTCCCGGAAGGACATGGAGGCCGAAGCCCTCGGCCAGACCGACACGCTCAAACGGCACCGGGCCGCGCTTTTGTCGCTGTCCGAAAGCCGCTGGCTGAACGTCGTGGAGATCTGCGAGGAAGTCGTGACCGGCGACTCCATTGCCGTCCGGCCGGAGGTGCAGAAGGTCCTGCAGCTCGTCGAGACCGGCAACTATGCGGGCGTCATCGTCATGGAGGTCGAGCGTCTGGCGCGCGGCGACACCATCGACCAGGGCATTATTGCCCAGACCTTCAAGTATTCCAACACGAAGATCATCACGCCGAACAAGATCTATGATCCAAACAATGAGATGGATGAGGAGTACTTCGAATTCGGCCTTTTTATGTCGCGGCGGGAGTACAACACCATCAAGCGCCGCCTGTCGCGCGGCAAGGAGGCTTCTTTACGCGAAGGCAAGTGGATCTCCGGCAAGACGCCCTTCGGCTGGTCGCGTGAGAAGCTGCCGAATGACAAGGGTTACAAGCTCGTCCCGCACCCGGAGCAGGCCCCCGTCCTGCAGCAGATCTACAACTGGTACACCGGCGAGGGCTGCGCGCGCATCGGCGCGAAGGCGATCTCCACGCGGCTGAACAGCCTCGGCGTCCCGACCAACTCCGGCAGCCTCTGGCGCGCGGACTCTGTGCTGGATATCCTGCGCAATCCGGCAAATGCGGGCTGGATCAAATCCGGTGGCCGACCGGAGACGAAGCGCATTGTCGACGGCGCTGTCGTCGTCAGTCGCCCCCGCACCCGGCAGGAGGATCTGAAGCTTTATAAAGGGCTGCACGACGGCCTGATCTCGCAGGAGCAGTACGACAAAGCCGTCGCTTTGAGCTATTCCAGCGCCAGCCCGCGCGGCAAGGGCGCATGGGGGACCGTGACGAGCCTCGCCGGGCTCGTCCGCTGCGACCAGTGCGGCCGCGTGATGGTGCGCCGCCCGTCTTCCGGCGGCCGGCGTGATACGCTCCTTTGTCCCTCCTACGGCTGCACGACCGTCAGCGCGTGGTATGATGATGTGGAGGACGCCGTGCTGGATGCTCTGCGTGGCTGGCTGCGTGAGCTGGAGCTCGGTGATGCCTCTGCGCCAGATGACACGCCCATGCGCACCGCGCTCGAGTCCTCGATCGCCGCCGACCGCAAGCAGCTTGCCAAGCTGGAGGCGCAGGAGGCCCGCGCGTATGAGCTTGTCGAGACCGGCGTCTATACGCCGGAGATATTCCTGCAGCGCTCGCAGGCGCTCGCCGCTGACAAGCAGGTCATCGTCGACCGCATCGAGGCAAGTCAGACCACGATCACCGAGCTGGCTCGTGCCAAGCAGGCCCGCGCCCGTCTGGCCCCCGCCGTCCGCCGCGTCCTCGAGACCTACCCGCTCGCCGCATCCCCGCAGGAGAGAAACGCCCTCCTGAAAACTGTCCTGCAGAAGGTCCTCTACCATAAACAGACCAAATCCTACACCAAATCCGGCAGCGACATGCACGTCACCCTCTACCCCCTCGCGGATTGATGGTTATACATTTATTCGGTACGCATGAATGAATCCCATCTAAATATAGATTCTATAGCAAGCTGAAATCCCTCCTGGTGACAGGAGGGATTTCTTTATTTTGCGATATGCTCATAATACGCCATGAGCTTCTGTTCCGGCCCCGGGCCGTCTTTATCGAGCAGAAACGCTTTTGCCAGCGCGGCGTAGAACTCCGGGCGGTTGAGTCCGAACTCTACGGCGACGGGGTAGTAATCCGAGTACATCATGTTCATGGTCACGCCCCACGCCCAGCGCGGGACCACAGGCGCCTGAATGCCCATGCTCTCGGCCACGGCCGTCGTCTGTTCCATCGTCCAGTGCGGGCCGGTCGAGCCGTCGGCGTTCTTCATGCGGGCCTTCCACGCTTTTGCGTCGTCCTCGGTAAATTCCATCATTTTCGTGGACTCACGAAAATGGTCGTCACCTAGCTTATGCAGCGCGCAGATAGTATCCGCATACACCATAACTTCCTCCGCGCGCCCCAGCGTCACCGGACGTTCCATGATCTCATGCAACTCCTTATGGAGTTTTTCAATATATTCCTGCATATCATGCCTCCTGAATGTACTTGTATAGACTGTCAATATCGTCCGCAACAAAAGTTAGTTTGCCGATAAACGGAATCCTTATCGGGAGTTTTCGTCCATCGAGCCGAGGTCTTGCCTTATTATAGAGCCTGTCAATGTCAATATCCCCGTGCTCATCCATAATTTGCATTGCTTTGACCCACGGGTTATCTCTCAGTACAAGCAGTTGCTCTTTGCTGCCGTCTGCCAGCAAAGACAACCCAACGCCTGCCACAAAGGACCGCACCTCGTCCATATGTGGGGATGCTACTGTATCAAAAAAGCGCAAAATTCCGCGCATGGCCTGATCTATCGTCACTGTCATTGCAGTTTCCCTCCTTTAAGGATGGGGCGGCGATTGCCGCCCCGTTTGCTTATTTGTTGCAGCAGCGCTGGATCGGGTTGTAGAGAGTCTGCGCCGTGGTCGCGGTGCCCGTGGTGACGTCGGCGACCTGCTTTGGATAAAAGGTCGCGTTGACGTAGGTGACAATGGAGTTGTCACCGCAGCAGCGGCGCTCGGCCTCCATCTTGACCGCGTCAAGCGCTTCCTTGCGGACAGACTCGACGTCCTGCTTGACCAGCGTGAAGCTGTCCTCGGTGCGCTGGTTGTGGACGGCCTGCTTGCACAGCGCCTCACGGACGTCCTTGAGCTGCCCATCGATATAACCGTACACCTCCAGCATCTTGCCGTCGTTGTACGTGTTGGCCTTGAGCAGCGCGATCTCGCTGTCCTTCGCGGCCAGCTTCTGCTCCCGGTCGAGATCGTAGCGCGTGACCGGCATGTTCTCGCTGCACGTCGGCTCCTGCTGGCGCGAAGCCAGCGCAGCGGCCAGCGCTGCCCTGGCGGGGGGTGCCGCAGGCGCCCCGACTTCT